CCCAGATCAGCCACATGTCCGTTGCGGAGTCGAACGGACGGATGAAGGGGCGCGTCCCACGACGGAACAAGCGCTCTCTCTTCGCCCTAGTCGAGTTCGATGGCGTCAATTTGCGCGCTCCGGTTCGTGGTGAAGGAGATGGTGAGGTAGAAGCCCGGCCCCTTGCCGCCCATGTCGAGATTCTGAGAGGAGACGCGGTTCGCGAACAGGAACCCCGCGCTGTAGTACAGGAGTTGCGAGTAGTAGAACGAACCGCTGAAGTACGAAGCGATGTCGCCGGAAGGCGGTCCCTTGAGCGCGACGGTGTTCGTCATCGTGTTGTACTCGTCGTCCCAGTCGAGGGTGATGGACGCGCTCATGGCCGAGAGGCGGCGGTAGCGGATGTGCCCCGTGATGTTCTCCTGCGCCCACGGCCACGGATTCAGGACTTCGGTCCCGACGTGGCGTGAGCGGCGCGAGACCTGGATACCGGAGGCGCCAGCGTCACCGTTCGTTCCGACTCCGTATAGGTCGAATATCCGACCCGTTGCATCACCGAAGAACACGGAGTAGTTCTGCGTACCCGGGCGCCACATGTACATAGCGTGCTGGACGTTGAAGCCCGAGGCGTCCTGGGTCGTGTAGACCGACCACGGCGAGAGCGCACCCTCGATCTTGGTGCGGTCCTGGATCATCACGTCCTTGTAGAGTACGAGGACCTTGTTCGGGATGAAGACCAGCACCTTCTGATTCAGCACGTCGTAGACGATGGCGTTGATAGTAGCGAGGTTCGCCGTGGTCATTGGAATCCAGTTCGACAGGTTCGAGAGGAACACATTGCCGAAGTTCTGGGTCGCTGAGAGGAGCGCGATGGCTCCGCCTTGGCGGACGTAGAGGACGTCGTTCCCGATCGAGGCGACGCTCTCGGTCCCGATCGCTGGCGAGGTGTCGAAGAAGTCGGTGAACTGGAATGTCGAGGCGGAGGAACCGGAGAGGTTCCACAGGCGCCCACGATCCGTGGAGATGATGAGCTGGTCCTGGAAGAGCGTGACGCCGTTGATCGGCTTCAGGTCCGGGACGAGGAGGAAGAACGCCTCAAGGCCCGTGCTGAAGCTCCCTCCGCCTACGGTGGTCGGACCGCCTCGGGTCGATGTGTCCCACGTCGTCGGGTCCTCGAACTTGCAGGCGAGGATCATGTGGGGGAGCAGGGTCGAGCCGCTCTTGATGTTGAAGAGCCACACGCGATTCAGATGGACGACTGCGTACTTCGCAGAGAGTGTCGCCCCGAGCCCCGTCACCATGTTCGCGAGTGAAGTCCCGTCCCATGTCAGCATGACGTTGTTCAGCGTCACGTCGCTGATGACGAGATACTCTCCGAGGGACCAGTACGCGCCGCGGAGGAACGCCGGGCCGTTGATGGCGCCCTTGCTCGTGAAGGTGGAGGCTCCATCCCACTGGTAGCAGGTCGTCCCCGCAGCGACGAGGGTCGTCTCGGTGTTGTCGCGCTTGATGAGCTGGAGGAAGCCCGTGATAGCCCCGGCGTTCGTTGCGGTTCCCTTCAGGTCGAACGGGACCCTCGGGATGAGCGAGGTCTGCGCGTGGCCGAGCTCGAAGTTCGCGCCGGCCGAGCACTCCCCCGGGTCGGGCGTGGGGTTCTCGTTCAGGCCCCACGGGAACATGAAGTTCAGGCGCGGCGCGGGCGTGTTGTCCGCCCAGGCTTCGGCTCCGCGGGAGAACTCGCTTGCTTGGGGCATCGGGTCAGTACCGGATTAGTTCCTGCCCGCCGACGTAGATCTTGCCGTAGCGGGTCGAGGGTTGCTTCCAGCCGAGCAATGCGAAGAGGCGCGATCGGGCCTCGCGATATACCTCGTCGGTTCCGATCGGGACATCGACCTTGCCCTCGAAGAGGAACTTGAAGCGCCGAGCGGCCATGTCGGTGAAGGCGTACTGCTGGTCCGTAGTGGCGAGCGGGATCAGGTCGGTCGAGTTGAGGACGTTGACCGAGGCGGAGTAGTCGAAGGCCAGGGACAGCCCGTTACGCTGCGCGTCAGGAACGGGGTAGAACGATACCTGCTGGGTCGTTGCGAGCTCGAAGTAGAACCACAGCGGGTAGCCCGGGTCAGTGCGGTAAGTCAGGATGTCGGTGCGGAGCTTGTTCTCTCCGCCTGGGAACATCAGGATCGTGAACTGGGCGACGGAGTCGTAGAAGAACGCTACGTCACCCCAGAGCTGGATGAAGTCCGACGGGAGAGCGTAGCTACGCTGCCCGGAGACCATCGTGAGGGTGGAGGTGATCTTGTGCTGGGAGGGGAACTTGCCCCGGGACGCCAGTTCCGTGATCTCCTGCTGGACCGCTATCTGGGCGATCTGGGAAGAGGAGTTGTGCGAGGTATCGCTGAAGGTCACGAGTGGGTCGGTGTCCCCGCGGATCATTCCGTTGATCCGAAGGATGCGGTTGACGCAGTCGATGAAGGTCATGCTCATGGTTGAGACACTCTATTCCAGTACTTCGCTGTAGTGCGATTCCAATACCCAACACGTATTGGCCCGAAGAAAACATTAACACTAAGCGTCCCAATCATCATTGCATTAAAGCCAACAAGCCATTGCGTCAGGTCTACCGAAATTTCCCACCTATCCCCTGCGAAGAATATTCGGTTCATAGCTCGGCCCTCAGACGGAGTTTCCCGAACCGACCGTCCAGAGCGCTCATCATGCGAGCGAGCATGCGGTGGTGGTCGATGTCGGTCGCGGAGACGCAGCCTTGGGCGTCGGGTATGTCGAAGCGGAAGAAGAATCGCTTTCCGTGGAGACGCAGTTCGACGTCGATCTGGGAGTCGCCCTTATCGACTGGACTCGGCACGGCGGGTCGAACCGCTGGCGCCACGAGGAAGCTATCCCCCGCTTCAATCGGTGCGGGTTTCTTCTTCAGGTGCAGTGTTGCGTCGTTCATGTCAGTGAGGGGAGGAGCCTTTCGGCCCCTCCCTCCGGTTACGTTACAGCTTCGTTGCGAGGTGGCGCAGGCGGAAGATCCACGCTTGGTTCAGGATCTTCGCGACGAACCACGCCTTCCAGGCGAGCGAGGCGATTTCGTTGTACGGATCGCCGGCCCCGGCCGAGCCCACGGGCTTGAAGATGACTTCGACCGCAGGCGGGTACTTCGGGTTGTACATCTCGTAGGAGTTGGAGGCGTGCATGTTCCCCAGTCCCACCGTCCCGACGGACTCACGGCCGTAGACATAGCTCGTGTAGACGTCGTTCAGGATGTTCGACGAACCGCGATACCCCGTGGCGGTCTTCTTGCCTGCGGAGAGCGAGATCGTCGCGACTTGCGTCGAGCACCAGCGGATGCCGTTCACATGCCCGAACTCGAAGGGCATGGTCTCGGTATAGCCGCCGTAGGTCTCGACTGGCGTGAAGCCCGTCATGGTGCGGACGTCTTCCTCCGCATCGACGTGGCAGATGCCGTAGTACGCCGCGCGGATCGGGTTGGTCCCGATGTTCCGCGACCCCGTTGCCATCGGGGTGAAGGGCATCGCCGCACCGACGTTCAGCGTGTTGACGGCCTTCTGGAGGTCGGTGGTCGCCATCTTGGAGATGACGAAGGAGGTCGAGGCCGTCGCTGCGCCACCCGCGGCGTTGTTGCAGTAGCGGACGTTGGTCGCGTTGTCGTACTCGGCCTTCGCGATGGTGTTCAGTGACTCCCCGGCGTTTGCGCCGAGGGTATCGAGCAGCCTCGCGGCCTTGGTGTTGACGTTGAAGAGATCGACTTCCTCCGTGACCTGGATGGCATTGCCGTATTTCGCGGCGGTCGCGGTGACGGACGAGTAAGTCGGGGTGACGAGCGAGCGGCCGAACAGGAACGAAGACGTTCCCACGACCTCCCCCAGCGCCGTGGTGACGGCGGTGAGGTTGTTGATGCGCTCCCACTTCACGGCGCTGGAGCCCCCGTTCTTGATGAGTTCTCCGGGGAGCGTGCCGTTGAAGTACGGGAGTTTCTTGCGTGCGGCTTGCAACAGACCCTTCATCAGCACGAAGTTGACCGGCTGAACGAGGGTCGTTGCATTGGTGGTTACGAGTGCTGCCACTTGCGGCTACCTTTCCTTTCTGGGGACTAATTCCCGCCGCTGACAAGTTTCTGCCACTCGGCGTCGAAGTCCGAACCCTGGGCTGCGGCGAGCCGCTCTTCCTGGGGTGACTGCTCGGATTCGGCGGAGGTCGTCGCCATTTGTTGCTGCGATAGTTTCCTAGCGCGTTGAGCCGCCACGAGTGCCGGATCGACCTTGACCGAGAGTTCATCGCCGAACTTCTTGGCGACGATCTTCAGGGCGTTCTGGAGGGCAACGGGGTTCTTAGCCCGGTTGTCCCAGATCGCCTTGAACTTCGGGTTCTCCCGCGCCTCGGCGTCGAGGAGAGCCTCGATGACTTTGGGCTTGGGATGGCCGACGGTTTCGTTGACACTCTCAACTGCGCTCTTGATGTCGGACTCCAGGGCTTTTTTGGCTTCCGACGCCTGCATGGTCGTCAGGAAGTTTGCTACGTTGCCCAGGGTGGAACGGAGAGCGGTGGTCTCGGAGTCTTTCCGAGCCATGTAAGCCTTGAAATTTTCCGAATCGTATGGATCGGGAATTTTTGAAGGCTCACGATCCTGCTGTTGCTGCTGCGTCTGCTGCTGTGAGTGTTGCTGTTGTTGGGTTTGCTGGGTCTCGATCTTGTCGAGGCCAGCGTCGCGGTACACGTCATCGAGGGTGATGTTGTCCTCTGTGATAGTGGACGACTCTGTCTTCTCGACGGTTTCCTGACTCGTCTGTTCGTTACTCATTTTCGTTTCCTTTAGGGATAAGGATGGAAAGGATCAGCGCGTGCATATCCCGTTGCGCGAGCTTGAACTTGATCTCTTCGATGTTCGATGCGCCCTTGTAGTCGAAGACCGGGACTACGGGGGAGAGGGAGCGTACCTTCTCGACCACGACCTTGTACTCGTGCGCGCCCCACAGGGACTTGGCGTAGGCCATCCAGGCGTTGTCACCGGGCTTAGTCATTGTAGAAGGACCTGGAAAATAGGTTCACGAGGAAGAGCTCGTCTTCTTCTTGGGCCTGCGGCGCTTTTGCTTGTACATGGATCAGTTCCTCGTATTCAGCGATCAGGACGTTGAGCCGTTGCTGGAGCTGCGTCAGCAACTCCGCGAGGCGAGCCAGATCGACATTGTTTGGAGCGAGTTTGAAGCGCCGCTCGATGCGCTTTTTCTCCTTGGTAAGGGAGCGGATCTCGGCACGGACTTCCCGCGCGCGCTCTGGGTAGTAGCCGAAGTAGCGCCCACCACCGCCGGAGCCGGTGGACGCGGTGGTAGATGGGGGGCCTTGGATAGAAGAGGCAAGACCAGCCCAGGACCATGCCCCGATCGTGGCGGGGATGATGGTGACGCCTTGAAGCTGCGCGGGTACACCGGCCCATGTATAGGCACCGATCGTCGAAACGATCTCTCGGGAGAGCGGGGATACGAGGCCAGCCCACGTCCACGGCCCGATGCTTGAGGAGATGATCGTGGGTCCGCCAGGGGTCGTGACGACGGCAGAGACGCCTGCCCACGTCCATGCGCCGGTTCCGGCGTGTACCTCGGTGGAGAGCGGCGATGCCCTACCGGCCCAAGTCCATGCGCCAACGGTGGATCGCAGTTCGGTAGATAGCGGGCTCTTGTTCCCTGCCCAGGTCCAGGTCCCTACGGTGGACTTGATCTCTGTGGAAAGGGGGGATGTCTTCCCCGCCCACGTATAGGAGCCGACTGTGGCGTGGATCTCGGTCGAGAGGGGAGAGGACTTGCCTGCCCAGGTATAGGCACCGATACCCGCGGCGATGACGACCAGCATCCCCGCTTTCACCCCCGCCCATGTCCACGCGCCGACGGTAGCGTTGATCGTGGTAACGCCGGCCGCAGGGACGACGTGCGGGAACTTGAAGTATGCGGATCGGAGTTGTTTGAAGCTCATCGCGTTTTCTCAGTCACCGAGATTCCAGATGGCGCGCGGACGTGCATTGCGTTCTGCACGAGGAGGGCATTGAGATTCGTGCTCAGCTCGCCCCACGGGTTGAGGTCCGTGGTGAGGCCGCTCGTCAAGGCGAAGTCCGAGGCTGCGTTCGTACCGGCGCGGGCATTGTAGGTCCCAGCGACCGTTGGCGCCGCAGCATGCGCTCCTACATCCAAGACGAGCCGCCAGAGTTGATCGATCTGGAGTGCGGTGATTGCGCCCGCGCTGATGATTCTTGTCGAGGCCGTCGTGCCGAACTCCGTGCCGCCGGTGAAGGAAGAACGGAGCGTGCCGAGAGACGCGGTTCCGAGAACGTCGAACACGCGCAGGCTGTAAGCAATGGTCGTGTTTGTTGAGGTCGCGTTCTCCACAAACCGCATCACCATCGAGAAGAGGACCGAGGTATCGAGCTTGACGGGCTGGAAAACTTGATTCGAGACGAACTGGTAGCACAGAATGTCCTGCGTCGTCGTGATCGGGACGGTGATATTCGACGAGTTGGTCAGAGCAGTCTGCGGACCTTGCTGTGTCTTGAGATCCATCGGCAAACGCGTAGCCTGCCCGGTCTGCTCCCAGCCCGCGTCGAAACCTGGATTGTTCGGCGTGGCGATAGAGCCGGAGGAGTGGAAGTAGAAGCGCGTAGCCATTCATTAGTTCTCGGAACGCCCTGTGTAGATGTGCCCGGTCAGGTTGTTCGCGGCGTTCGAGGCGCTGAACTTAGCCGTCAGGGAGAGCGCGGTGTCTGCAGTGAGATCCACCGTCACAGCAGCAGGGACTGTGGTTCCGGTCGAGTTCATCGAAGCCGAAACGCCATAATTCGTCACCGTTCCAAAGGTCGGGGCCGCACCGTCTGTCATGGTCACGTCGCCCATGACGAAGAGCGAACCACTGGAACCGTTCGCTCGGACCTGGACTGAGAGTTCCAGCCACCATGGGGCCGAGGTAGTTGCTGCCGCTGGTGTGACGATCGCCGGAGACTGCGCGAGGATCGTACCTCCAACTCCACCCCAGCGAAGGAAGAACGTCAGCGTCGGGACCGATGTAACTACGTTGCTCCATCGACCCTTTGCCTTCAAGGTGAGAGTCCGACCGTCCGCTAGATAGTTCGCGGGGATCGTCACGTCTGGGAAGATGATCGTCTCCGTCGCCGTCGAGACGATCTGCGCCCCGTCCGCCGTAGCCCAGTAGAGTTGCTCTGCCCAGTATTGTCTGCTCATGCCGTTCTCCTATCTTGCATTTCCCGGCCCGAACGGACGCGGACGGTGGGAAGTTTTGAACTTGCTGAAAATTGCGCCCTTGTTCGGAAGACCGATATTGAAATCACCACCACTCCAGTTGTTGCCTGTGTCCAGTACGCTTACTGGCGCGGCCCATAGACCAGCACTTCCAGTTGAAGGTCCGGTGCCTAGTGCTATGGGACTTCCGCATACGCTGGTGCCATTCAGCTTGGCTACAACCGTAGTTCCCTGAATCTCCAGATAGAGAACATCTCCATTGGTCACCGCAGGTCCATCTGTTCCAAGCTGGGTGAACGTACCGCTAACCTTTTTGTAGACTCTTGTCTGCACGGAATTTCCCTGCATGAGGATTCGGTCTCCTCCAGACTGAGCGCGCACCATAGGACCGACTCCTTGGTCGCTCGTCGTCTCCAGAGTAGACCCCACCGCAACCTGAGCCCACTGGTTGTTGGGAAACGAAACAGCGGTCCAGCGCGATGCCATGGTTACGCTTCCAGCAGATGTGACCTTGGCCTCGTTCGAGACTATCGACCAGCCGGTCTCTCCGGCGATGTCAGTCCAGTTGGCCCCGAGTGTTCCGGCGTCGGCGCGGTTGAAGTCGTCGGTGGCAAGGATCGTCATACCTGCGCCGCCGAGAACGTCGAGAAACCCATTTGATTTCGATGACTGCCATTCGCCAAACTACCGTCCCAAAAACCCATGCCAGGGTTTCCATCCTGCCAAATCTTGGAGCCGCTGAACGTCCCCGCATCAGCAACGAAATTTGCGAGAAGGTCATACGTGAACACTGTTACTCCATTACGGGTAGCGGTAATCACGTTACCTGAAATAGTACCGCGGTGGGTAGTGCCGGTACTTATGTCCACTCCAGTTGCAACAGCAACGCCCCCGTTCAGTTCAGTGAACTCGCCAAGCGGGCCTTCCCACCGTACCAAATGCAAATCGCAAGTGTTGGTGCCTGAGAATACGTAGTCGAGTTCGTATCCGCGTGCGTTGCCATTCGTAATGAGAAACCGTAGCAGAAGTTCAACCTCGATCTGATCCGTAGCTGCGTTGAACATCACGCCTTCTGCATAGTGATTCGGCAGAAAGTTTTTCAAATGCGCGATCGAATCGGTAAAGCCGGATGACGGAAGTTGAGTGCCGAACGCAATCTGCCCGCTAGAACTTGAGTTGGCGCCAGTCTGCGGATCTGTCCACGACACGCCTTCTGAACCGCCGCGCGTCCATAGACCGCCTTCTAGGATTGGGTTTTCTGTGACAGGAAAGGAAGTGGTATACGAATTCTGTGCGACGGCGCCGACTCCGCCGCGCGGGACCTTCATCCACTCCTCTGAGTTACCGCGGTATGCCATTTACGTCGCAGTTCCCGTCATCAGAGTTTGCGTTCCGCTCGACACTCCGTTGATGTTGATCTGGAGCCCGTTCACGAGCGAGAGCGAACCACCAAGGTCAATGAAGCCGAAGACGTGTTTCCCCGCATCCGTCGAGTCGTAGAAGATTCCCCAGAACGCGCCGGTCGGATTCGATGCGTTGGCCGCGAGGGAGATCGGACTCGTGGCGGTGAGCGAGGTCACGGCACCGGAGAGAGAGGACGCTGGGGAAGTCACAGTGATCCCGCCCGCGCTGTAGTTCCCGCCAGGAGTTACCTCGGCGGTTGAGTAGTTCTGCGTTCCTCCCGCGCCCCAGCGGGGGTCGGAGTCGTTGATCCCCGGGGTCTGCGCGTTGGTGATGATCCCCATCTTGACCGTGTCCGATGCCCACAGGGACGCGAGGCCCGTAATGGTCATGTTCGACACGAACTTCGCTGATACGTGAACGTCGCCGGCTGCCATCGTGTTCTCCTGAAGTTAGTCCAATGCCTCTGTGGTGTACGAGCCGTCCTTGCCCTTCGTGTGACGGAGCTTGCGGGGCTTCTTCACCGCCTTGATGAGTTCGGCGTGGCTGTCGGTGAGCGCCTTCATGTGCTCGCTGATGTCGGAGCCAGCCTTCCCGCTCGAATCCACGATGACCTGAGTCTGACGATCCGCGTTCTTGTGCGAGGACTCGACCATGTGGCCCATTAGGTCACGCAGCAAGTCCGCCTTGAGCTCGCGGATGGATTGCTTGCTCGCCTCGCCGAGCTTCGCGAGTTCCAGTGAGATCGTGGCTCGGAGTTCCTGCACGCGGTCGTTGTGGTCCGTGACGAGCTTCTCGTGCTTGGCGCTGGAATCGGCGTGGATCTTCGCCATCTTGACCTCGGACTTCTCCTTCTCCTTCTGGTACGCCTGTCCGAGTTTCTGGATGATCTGTTTCGCCTGTCCGAGCTGGGCCTTGAGTTGCTCGGGGGATTCCTGGCCCTGCACGACGAGCAGGCTCTCCGGGTTCTTCACCCCGGCGTCCTGGTACATCTGCTTCGAGATCGCGACGCCGTCCTGCATAGGTGCGGTGTGTTCGTTGCCTAGCAGGAAGGCCGCGGCGATGGACATCTTCTGGGAACGCTCCTGCTCGCCCAGTACTCCGCGCCCGCCGACGACGGAGAAGTGGATCTCCTTCGGCAAGTCCGCGCGCTTGATCCGCAGGAAGTCCGGGTCGTCCATCTCGGGGGAGTAGAAGGAGTAATCCTCGAGGTTGTCGAGGTTGAGCTTGTGCTGCATGTAGAGGAAGGAGCGAAGCGCTATTTCGAGTTTGTCGATGAATCCGATCAGCGATGCCTCCTGGTCCTGCTCGGACTTCTGGACTTCGCGCGCGGTGGCGCGATCGCCGACGGGCTTGCCGGGTCGTCCGAGCTTCTCCTTCATGTCGTTCAGGCAGAGTTGGAACATCTCCAGCGCGGTGCGGAGATCCCCGATCTGGACCTGGGAGAATGCGTTCGATCCCTTCGTAGAGGTCTTGGAGCCCGGGGCAACGATGGGGCCGCCGTTCACGACGAAGTCCGGGTCGTTGCCGTCGTAGACGATCGGGGGTTCGATCTGGAGCTCGACCCCGTCCATGATCTTGTTCCCGAGCATCGTCGCCATTTTCTGCATCGGCGATTGCTTGATGATCGGCGAGAGGTAGTACGGGTCGCGCACGTCGAAGCGCTCGTACCCCTTGTAGATGTAGGGCGAGTGCGGGAGCTTGGACGGAGCCATGTAGACGATGGTCCCGTTCGCAAGGATCGCTTTGTGGTTCGGGAAGTAGAGGTCCCCGTCCGCGCGCTCGATGTTGATGTCGCCGACGAAGGTAGTGAGCTTCACGTCCTTGGTCTTCTGGTCCTTGACGACGTGCGTGTCCTTCGAGACCTTCTTCCACTGCGAGGGCATCCAGCCGTCATCTTTTGAGTTCTTAACGAGCCGCTCGGTCTTGTGGCGAGGCATGTAGGACTCGACGAACATCGAACCCTCGTAGAACATATTCGTCCCGATCACCGAGGATGACGGGTCGGGATAGCAGTTCCACATGGAGTGGGGAATCCACACGGGCGAGCCCATGGTCTTCGTCTTCGTTCCGCCGAAGATCAACTCCTGCTCCGACCAGTCCGCCTCTACGACGAAGGAGCCGTGGTGGAGCGCTTCCTTGATCGAGAGTTCTACCCTGTCCTTCAGGCCGAAGTCCTCGTGCTGCTGGGACATGAAGGCTCGCACGCGGCCGTTGACCGACTCCTGGAGTTTCGGGTTCTTGTCCTTCTGTCCCATCGGGTTCAGGGGGAGCGAGTCGTCGATGTCGGCGTGGGGCTCGTTCCAGAAGCGGGATTGCGGGAAGACGATGCGCCGGATGTCCGCGGCGATGTTCTCCGACGCCTTGGAGAGTTCGCCCAGTTCGATGACGTTGTGCCAGCCCATGTCGGGCTCGGCGCCGTCGCGGCTCACCTTGATGAGCGGCTCCATCTCGATCTGGCGATCAACCTCCTTCCACTTCCGCTCGGCCATCTTACGAAAGTCGGAGGTCTTTCGGTCGAGCAACTCCTCCTTTAGGAAGGACTCGACCTTGGCCCAATCCTTCTTCGTGATGCGGCGTTCCTTGGCCGGGGCCTTGACGTCGTCGTCGGATTCCGCGTCAGCGCTGCGAGCCGGGGCTACGATCCCGAGCTTCGCTTCGGACTCCATCGTCTTCGCTACCATTGGCGTAGTCCTTCACGAACTTGCTGGCGTGCCGGGCGAACGCTCTCGGTACGGAAGTGGCGCTTCATCATGTGGGCGTAGCGCACCGCGCAGAGCAAGTCCTCGTGCATGCGGACGATCTTGCCCTTGAGGTCGCGGTGGTACATGCGCTTTTCCTTGAAGAACGTGGTGCAGGTGCGGAATACCTTGAACTTCTTGGCGTACATATCGTCTAGGACCGACAGGACCGATGCCTCGACGGAGTTCCCGCCCTCGCCTTCGATTGATCCGATGGAGGGAGGATTCGTCGCCTTCCACGGGAGGAGGTTCATCCCCTTCGAGCGGTAGATGTTGTGCAGTTCATCGCCCGAGCCCTTCTCGCGGTTCAGGCCGTCATGGGGCCAGCACACTGGTATCCACTTACCCCATCCGCTCAGGGCGTCTGCGTGGATCGCAGCCTTGTCGTCGGTGGTCTGGTACTCCGCAGTGACGTAGAACGCCCCGGTGTCGCGGTCGATGGCGCACTTCGCGGCGCTGAACGGGTGCTGCGTCGAGATTCCGAAGTCGATACCTATTCCCTGCGGCCAGTGGCGCGGTATCTCGATCGGGTCGATGAGGAGGTCCTCGTCCGAGATCGGGTAGATCAGGCCGGCGCCTTGTAGCGGTATCCCCTTCGAGCGCATCTCGCGTTCGTGGGGGCGGAGCGCCGAGAGGCGCTGTTCCTTGATGTCGGGCGTGAGATGTGGCGCGTCGTCCCAGGTCGCGGTGAGGAGGGCCTGACCTTTGCGGAGGGATTCCATGAACGACGTCACGGTCTCGGTCATCCCTTCCTCGGGCGTCATAGAGCAGAAGATGATTGCGTTCTCGCGCAGGAGCGACGCGCGGAGGAGCTGAGACCAAATATCTGCGGGCGGTTCCTCGTCGGGCCACGATGCGTCGAACGCTATCCCTTGGAACTTCTTCCAGCCCTGTTCGTATGCGCGGAAGTAGACGCGCGACCACTGGCCCGAGACGTGCAGCACGCGCACGGAGTCGTAGGCGTTGGGCACGCCGGTCTTGCTCCGACGCTTGCCGACGCAGCGCTTGGGGATCGTTCCGGTGCCGAGCGCCTTCTCGTCTGTGGGATCACCGAGGAGTTCCCGCTGACCGAGGTCGCGCACGGAATCGTTGGTGAGGCCGCAGACGAGAATCTCGGGGGCGTAGAGAAATCGCGTACCACGCCACCACGTCGGGTAGAGCCCCGTCGCATGGATCGCAACCTCCATCGCGGAGCAGAATGTCTTGCCGACCTTGTTCCCGCACATGAGGAGACGCTGCTTCGCCGGGGTGCGGGTGTCCTTCCCGATCGCGTTGTGGAACGCGACCTGATACGGATACGGTGTGTAGTGTTCGAGGCGTCGCGTCGAGCGGACGTAGTCCAGGTCCGCGACGAGCTTGGCGACGAGGGCGAGGTCGTTCACGCCGTCACTCCAGCGCCCGTCCACGTCTCCTCGACCCAGTGGCCGACGGGGAAGTCGTGGGGCTTTGGGAATCCGTGGAAGCACACCACCGCTGCATCGGGCGGAAGACCACCTTGGCAATGGACCTTGTACGACACGAACTTGCCCGGCCATACGTCTTGAAGCCGGTCAGCGTTCGGAACGCACTCTTCCATCCAACCTTGGTCCCCGAGCGGATGCTCGGGCCGCCCCTCAGAGATCCAGCGCTCCCACACCTGGGGCTGGGGCTTGTTCCAGATCATCACACCAGATCCGTACCCATCGGGACGATAGAAGTCCCTCAAGATAGAGAATTCTCCGCTGTAGGCCTGGACGAAATCGAGCGAATCGACGATGAGGGTATCGAGGTCCAGGTACAAGACCGGCGGTGTGAGCAGGCCCGGGCGGTGCAGCGCGAGTTTGGAGTACCAGCCCTTGCGATGTCCTGCCGGGAGTGGTCTCGTCGCGCATCGGATTCCTTCTGCGTCGTCGGTGAAGCACACGAAGCGATGCGGGATCGTGAGCGAGCGCTCGACGGCTCGGTGGAGACGGTTGACGTAGGCGTGGTCGTAGGCGGGCTTCGACTTCACGCAGACGACGGTCAGCATTGCATCTCCGGGAGTCGGGGCCACTTCACGTTGTAGAGAGCGCGGTTCTTGTCACGATCCTCGACCCAGTGGGTCTGCGCTCCGGTCTTGGGATGCTTCACAACGAGGTCGTCTCGGATGCGGAATCTCGCTCCGGCGCGCACGAGGCGGTTGACCCAATCAGGATCGTCCCACCCGGTTCCTTCCCGGTACTCCTCGTCGAACCCGCCCGCGGCCTCAAAGAGGGATCGTCGAAGCATGCCCAGAAAATGATACCCAGTACCAGGAACCACCCGAGTACCGTCAGGACGGTTGACAGACACAGAACTATGGCAATGCCACAGGTTCTCTTCAGGGCACCAGCAAGCAGCGAGTACATAGCCCTTCTCTCCGAGGGTTGTGAGCTCGTCGCGCATGGCTCCTAGAACGGGTGTCTCGTGGAGGATCTCGGGGTTGGAGAGCGCGACGATCTCTCCTCGGGAAGCACGCACACCGACGTTGATCGGGACGCATGGGTTCTTGGGCTGGTCCTTGACTGGAAGGCGGATCACGGAGACGGGGATGCCGTAGGAGCGCATCCCGATGAGTGAGTCGGACTCGGGCGAGCCGTCATCGACGATGATGACTTCGAGGTCGAGGTCGCGGTAGTGCTGCTCGAGTAGGTCGAGCGCGCGCAGCGCGGGCTCGCGTCGCTTCCAGTAAGGCATGACGAGGGAGATCATACGAACGCCGCCGATGGGTCCGGCGTAAGCGCGTCGTTGATCGCGCGGTTGATCGACTGGAACTGGCAGCGCTCGCAGCCTCGGGCGCTGAAGGATCTGAACGCGGCGTGCGCCTCGGGCCAGACGTCGCGGAACCTCCGGTCACGGATCGAGCCGATCAAGCCGTGCGGGTTGTAGGCGTAGACGCAGCAGCGGTATAGGTTCTGGTCCGCTCCGATGTAGGTCGTGAAGTATTGGTAGCCGCAGCGATCGTACTCGGGAGAGCCATCGTCCAGCTCGGCGAGCTTCTCGTCGAAGCGGTTCACGACCTCGAAGCCGGGCTCGGCCAAGGACTCTGCCTCCTTCGCTAGCGCGGAGGCTTGCGAGCGGAACCCGTCGAACAGGGACGAATTCTCGGATGAGAACTGGGCACCGATGCGGATGTTCGATGCGCCGATGGAGCGGGCGAGTTCCGTCGCGGGGACGATCTCGCCCCAGTTCTCGGGCGTGACGACGAATCCCACCCCGCATCCGTAGCGTTTGATCGTCTGACACGCCTTGGCGAACTGGTCCTGTGGGACGCTACGGATTCTGGAGTAGGTCGCGGCGTTTGCGGCGTCGAGTGAGACGCGAATCCATGTCGCGGTGGAGAAGTCACGGTTCCGTGAGAGGACGCCGTTCGTGACGAGCGCCCATGAGAGGCCGCGCGCTACGGTGGCGTCGATCGCCTCCTGAAAGCGCGGGTAGACCGTGGGCTCTCCGCCGCCCGTGTACTGGATCGCGCGCACGCCCATCTCTACGCAGTCGTCCAGGACCTCGATGAGTTTCTCGAAGGGAAGGTAGCGCTTCGGGTTGTAGTTTCCCTTGATGTGGAAGAGCTTTGAGGACGTGTAGGACGGGTCACGGTACGCGCAGAAGTGACATGCTTGGTTGCACAGGTCCGAGAGGATGATCTGGACGTGGACCGGGGCCGTGGCTGTTCCACTCTCGATTCCGGCGAGTCTGTCGGGGAAGCGCAGTGCCTTGAGGAGGGAGTAGCGGCTCACGCTTCGACCTCCTCCATCTCGCCTTCCTTGAAGTGGTAGACGATGGAGTCGAGCGCGGTGATGTGGCGCACGCCGATTCCGCGCAGTCGCTCGACGAACTCTCGATCACCGTATGTTCCCGGTGGGTTGCCCTCGGGGTAGAGACCAGCCTCGATCGCGCGGTCTCGATAGAAGGCCCACGGACCGTAGGCACCGCCATCCCTAGTGTCATGGCGGCGTGCATTCTGGGCGTATTCGAGGAAGGGGTGCTTGCGAAACCGATCGGGATGGTCTCCGAAGTCGTTCTCGTAGGCCCCAGGGAATACCCCGTGGACAGGGTGGCGGCGCTCTACGAGCTGGGAGGAGACGATGGTGTTGGGGGTGAGGTGACGGAGCAGCGCGTCGAGCCAGCCCTGGGAGAACATGAAATCGCTCGACACGAGGACAGCGATCTCGTCGGACTCCCGAATAGCTCGGTTCCATCCCATGTACACGCGTCGGATGTACTCCGGTGGGTCGTAGCCTTCCAGGCCGTGATTGAGATTCTCCTGCACCACGAAGGGATAGTCCTTCGACTCAAGATGGTTCAGCACTTCGCTCGTCGCATCGTTCGCGACGAAGAAGAAACGGATCGAGTGGTCGAGCTCTGGCGTGAACTCGCGAAGCGAATTCCACACCGCGTCGGCATAGCGAGTGGAGCGGTAGATCAGGCAAGCTATGGAGATCATTTCACCGGACCGATCTGGAGTTCCATGCAGTCGTAGCCGCTCGTGTTCTTCCACACGCGCGACTCTGTCTGGCGGCGCCACTTGAACTTTCGATTGAAGTACACCTCCGCTCCGTCGGTCTCGCGGAAGAAAATCTCGAATGAGGACTCGGTGAAGAAGAGCTTGTGGTCGAGGGTGTTGAAGTCCATCAACGGCACGATGATGCGGAACGAGCCCGTGGGCTTGAGGACGCGGTAGCACTCCTCCATGACCTCCATGAATTCCTCGATCGAGAGGTGCTCTAGGAAGTGTGAGGCGAGAAGAATATCGACCGAGGAGTCATCGAATGGGAGTCCCTTACGGATGTCGCGCACGACGTCCGGCCCCCAGCGCGGATTGATGTCGATGTTGATGTAGTCGGGTTCCTTGTAGGGTCCGCAGCCGATATTTACGTTACGCATTGAGGAATTCTTTCCACTTGGGCAGCGCGTCGTGTCTGGACCAGCCGAGGCGCATGACGTCCTCGCGCGGGTGAGCAGAGGGGATGAAGTCGCGCTCCAAGCCCGAGATGTCCACTACGGGTAGGTCGCACGCCATCGCCTCCCACTCGACCATGAAGTAGGGACGGAGCCGGCCGGTCGCGAGGATGAAGTCCGAACCGTTCATCAACTCGGCGAGCCGGGTCTGGGGGAGCGCAGCGGACTTCTCGACGATGTTCCAGCGGATCTCGGGATGAGCGGCGCGGTAGGCTTCGAGCCGGTCGCGACCTTTCATCGGGTGGTCGGTGCCGCACCAGAATCCGACCCGGCCCTCGTGTGGTATGGGGCGCGGAGCGAAGAGGTCGGTATCAACACCGATCGGGAGGAGTGTCGCTCCTGGGTAGAAGTCGAGCATCGCAGGGCTGGAGACGACGCGGTACTGGGAGCGCTCGTGTGCGTCGCGCATCCGGTCGATCTTCGCGCGCTCGGTCCCGACTCCGGCTCGGTCCATCTCGGCGTAGAGTTCCCACAGCAGGGCCACGGTGCGAGCGCCGGGGCGCGGGCCGAGGGTGGCGTACTGGAGGAGCCAGTCGTCAGGGCCGGCGCGCTCCGCATCGAACGACGATGGGATGGAGCGCTCGAACCACGTCCAGAAGGTGTCCTCTCCCAGGCCGGAACGGACTTCGGGCGCGAGGTAGATCACTCCCCCTCCTCGGCTTCGATCTCGAATCCGGTCCAGTCGTCCTCGAATCCGACATCGAGGGAACCGCCAGCGTCGAAGTCCCACGGGATCTCGTCCTCTTCGGTCCACTGCTCGGGATCGAGGAACGGCCCCGCGGCGCTGTGTTCCACGTGGATCATCGAAGCCCTTCGATCAAGCCCTGAAACCCGGCGAACAACTCGTCCAGCGATGCGGGGGTCGATGACTCGCTCTTCGGCACGGCGCCGATAGCCTTTGCCCCCTGGTAGGCCGGGATGAGTCCGACCATCGCCGCGGCTTGGGACGGATCGACCTTCCACAGTTCTCGTGCGTAGGCCCGGTGTTCGAGCGGAGCGAGGATGGACTGCATCATCGGGTCGCCTGGATAGCGATTCCGCAAGGCGATGAGGTCGCTCCACGGCAGTTCGGCGAAGCTCGTCCGCAGGTTATCCACGCTTCTTCGCCGGGTGGAGGTACTTCCCGAGGTTTTTCGAGCGGTCGTGCTTCGGCGCCGCGGTGGCGATCGGAGAGATCGACCCGAGCGGTGCGATTCCGCGAAGTCCCGGGCTATGCGGCGCGGCTCTCGGGGTCTTGATCGGCTTGATCGGCATGGCTCTGCCTCCAGTGGTCGAGGGAGTCCCAGACCCGCGCGTCTGGATACCACGGGAGCGGGTTTCCGGTCGGGGATGAGGGGTAGTCCCAGTGGATCTGGGTCGCGACGTTGTCGGGTACGATGATCTCCGTACGCACCCCGGCGGCGCCCGCGAAGTGCTGCACCGAGGTCGGGACCGTGACGACGCGCTCGAGGACCGAGCACAGCGCCACGACGCCTTCGATGTCGTTCTTGAGGTCGATGCCGGGGTGCTCGATGCCCTCGGAGCCCTCTCCGTACTGGAGGGAG